TGCATATGCCAAGTACTGGCGGGTTAGGACGAGTTGGAAATATCACCACAGGCAATGCATTTCAAATATCTTATAACAGCGCAAGTGGCGGTGTTCAGTTAACTGGTGGTGCTACATCTTGGGCATCTTTTTCAGACCAACGACTTAAAAATATAACTGGCAGATACACAAGTGCATTAGCAGATATTGCTCAAATTCAACCTGTTAAATTTACATGGAAATCTGATACAGAAAATAAATCTCAAGTTGGTGTTTTGGCTCAATCTGTTCAGTCAGTAGTGCCAGAGGCAGTGGAATCATTAAGTATAGAAATAGGTGGTGCTGAAGAATATTTAACTGTTCGCTACACAGAACTAATTCCATTGATGATTGCATCCATCCAAGAACTAAAGACAATCGTTGACGCACAAGCCGCAGAGATAGCGGAACTCAAAGCAAAGTAAGGAGAAAACCATGTCAGAAAACACCATCACCCCAGAAGAAATTGCACAGAATTACTCTGCCGCAATGGATTCAGTAAACCTGATTAACGCTGGACAGCCCGAAGGCATGACAGCAGAAGATTGGGCAGACTGCTTGGCTCGTAACAAACAGCATCTAAAGATTATGCTTGCCAAGGACTTTTGGACAAATGAGAACATGACACCGCTAGAGGATGCATCAGCATGAGCGACATTACCCTTACGGAGTAACAAAGGAAAACATTATGTTAATACAAAGACCACAACGCAACATGCAAGAAGAAATAGACTATGACATGGGTGAAGTCATTGGTACGTTATTCTTAGCTCGTACTCTTGCACACAATGCTCATTTAAAAACAACTAGCTTTGCTGAGCATCAAACATTAGCCAATTTCTACGATGGTATTGTTCCATTAGCAGATAGCTTAGCTCAGAAATATCAAGGACGTACTGGTCAGCGTTTAGATATCTGTGTTTGTGAAGATGAATACACTGGTGACATCACTAGCATATTGAAACAAATCTTAGATGAAATTGAAGGTTGTCGTTATTCTGTGGCAGATCAATCTGATAGTGCCATTCAAAATGTCATTGATGAAATCATTGGTTTCTTCTTAGACACTCTATATCAACTATCTCTCAAATGACACACCACGATGAAACCGTAGGGGCTATTGCAGCCAAGGTAGCACCGCCTGTAAGTGTGTCTTTAGCAACGGTGTATGGCTATCAGGTGAGTGAGATAGTGCTATGGGCTACCCTTGTCTACACCGTCTTGATGATTGGTTTAAAGCTGTACCAAATTTATAAAGAAGTGAAGAAGTGATGTGGATCCAACGCTTATTTTTGGAGCTTGCAAACTTGCATATGAAGGTATCAAGTCTGTTGTTGAAGCTTATAAAGATATTAAAAGCACTGGTGGTGAAGTGGCGGGTATTGCTGGTGAAGTTGGTGGACTTTTGTCGAGGTTTTTTCACGGTCAAGAACAACTAGAAGAAGACTATAAGAAGAAGCAGGAAGAAACTAAGGAGCTTGCTAAGCAGGGGAAGGTTAAGAATGTAACCATGCAAGCGATTGATAACGTGATGCACGTTAGGCAGATCAGGCAATATTACAAAGACTTAGAACACATGGTTAGATATGAGTTGGGTATGCCCGACTTGTGGGTGGAGATACAGGCTGAGAGAGACAAGCTAATTGAAGAAGCCAAAATAATAACTAAACTTCAACAAGAAGCTGAAAGACAGGAACGTTTAAAGAGAGAAGAGAAGCTTAGAAGGATCAAAGAGAAGATACATATTTACATAGCATTAGTAGTTGCAATAGTTTATGTGTACACATCTATGTGGTTTTTAACTTGGTTAATACGGTATGAGAGGGAATGGCGATGGGGTTATTAGTTTGGGCAGTTACCTTTGCCATCACTTTACTCATTGTCGTGGTGATAGTGTGTGCTTCGTGGTTTGTGCGTGAGCATGACAAGAAAGCAGACTACTATAAAAAGCAAGCAGAAATATGTTGGAGAAATAAATGAATGAACTATTTGGATTACTCAAGGGCATTGCGCCCACGCTGGCAACTGCTGTTGCTGGTCCTTTGGGTGGGATGGCGGTGTCCGCTCTGGCTTCTAAATTTGGTGTCTCCGATACTGTCGAGTCCGTTGCAAAAGCGATTGCAGGTGATCCACAGGCTGCTCAAAAGATTGCTGAACTAGAACTTGAGTATGCAAAGCTTGATGCTGCTGATCGTGACTCTGCTCGTAAGAACGAAGTTGCTTTAGCCACAAGTTCAGATACACCTTTGTTAAACAAGTCGGTTACACCTATTCTTGCTTTGGTTGTAGTTGTTGCATGGGGATTCATTCAGTATCACTTGCTAACAAATATAGTTGCAACTGAAATGCGTGAAATCATTATCCGTGTATTGGGTACATTAGATGGTGCTTTAGTTATGGTGCTTAGCTATTACTTTGGTGCAAGCCATAAACATTAATATGCAACTGTCTGAACACTTTACTATTGAAGAAGCAACGTTCTCTGAAACTGCTGTACGTCTAGGTATTAACAACCAGCCTAGCCCACAGCAACTAGAGAACATGAAGAAGGCTGCTGCTGGTATGGAGCAGGTTCGTGCTTTACTAGGCAAACCCATCTATATTAATTCATGGCTGCGTTTACCTGAGGTTAACGTTGCTGTCGGTGGTAGCAAGGTGTCTAGTCATATGGATGGCTGGGCAATTGATTTTGTTTGTAAAGAATTTGGCACTCCTTTAGCAGTTTGTAAAGCTATTGAAGCTGCAGGAATTAAGTTTGATCAAATGATACATGAGTTCTCATCTTGGACCCATCTGTCATTTGCTCCTGAGATGCGTGGTCAAAAGCTAACCATATTCCGTCCAGAGAATAAATATAAGATTGGACTATGGAATGAAACAGAATATAAAACAAAGTGATATAATATGTCTCTCCCATCAGCTATAACTATATTAGGTAGAAAGTATCAAGTAGTTATCAAAGAAGACTTGCAAGAGCTTTGTGGTCAATGTGACTATGACAACTTGAAGATTGATATAAAGAGTGGGCAGCATCCTTTCTTGGAAGCTGACACTTTGCTACATGAGGTGGTGCATAGTATTGATGATGCGATGCAATTGAAGATGAATGAGAGACAGGTGCATTGTGTAGCTACAGGGTTGATAGCAGCATTGAAGGACAATCCAGAGTTTCTAGAATATTTGTATAAGGCAATTAAAGAATGAAAGATAATTTCACAGAACAACAAAGGGAAATCGTAGCTCGTAAGATGGGCTTCGATGGTCCTATGCAGAACTTCGGTGAGTTCTTAATGTCTTCACCTGCCACAGCAAATCAATATGCTGCTGTTGCCACTAAGCTTGCTGACAAAGCTCCAGCCTTTGCTGCTGGTGGTGTTGTAAAGAAAGCTTCTGCCACAGCAATTATCAAAGCGTATGCTTCAAAGTTTTATGATAAGCCTGATGATGTTGTAAAACTAATGTCAGTGTTGCTTAAGTCTGGTAATGCTTTGTTGTTGCAAGATAAGAATACTGTGTTCTTTATTGATAAGCATATGCCACGCATTGTAGCTATCATGATGGCAACTACAGATAGTGGTCAAGCTTTGAATGCTTCTCTTGATGTATTGATTGGTAAGGTACGTGATGCAGGTACATCTATGGTGTATGGTGTAAAAGAAAATGAAGATTTAAAGCAAGCGTTTATGCAACGTAACTATCAAGTGATGGCATCTGATATTACAGACTATGCATGGCGTGTAATTGTTAAATAATGATTGAAGCACTATCTAAAAGAATACCGTCCAAGATACCTGTCATCAAGCGTGACAAGTATGTAATGTATCTTGAATTTTTTAATGGTGTTCTTTGGTTTCATACTGATATATACAGTTGGACAAAAGAAATAAAGAAATTGTTTATACAAGATTTAGAAGATATAAGTAAGAGTGTAATGCTTCCAGTTAAAGCGCTTGTTAATGATAACAATAAGAAACTGGCTAAGTTTGGTTTGGTTACACATTGGGAAAAAGAAGAGCAGATTGTTTTGAATAATGGAGACACTGCTCATATTTATTCTTGGAGTAGATAATGAGTGGATTTGTAAGTAGTGTTTT